TGTGAAAGTGAACTGCGGCATCTTGACTCCTATGCGTCGACTATCTCGACAACCTTCGTCCTTACGGTAGCGTAGACCTGCGTCGCTTGGCCGCTAGCCCGAAGGGTTCGAGGGTAGAGTGCCTGCACCTCGATGTCGGTCGCTCCGGGGTAGCCACCTTCTCCCCACTGGAAGATGTAGCCGGTGCTCGCGTAGGGGCCGGTCGAGTCTGCCGAGGTTCCGGCTGTGCGATCTGCTCGGATGTATTCGACGAGCGCATCGAGGAAGGTGTCAGAGTCAGCGCCTGCATCCTCTGATTTGACCGCCATCGAGCGGATAAAGCAGTCGAGCACTACGTCGTATTCGACAACCTTGCGTCCGTTCGTCGGACCTCCGAGTGCTGCTCGACGTTCCTCCTGGCGTCCGATGTAGATAAAGATCACTGCGCCAGTCGAGTGACCGGGGTCTTGACCGTCGAAGAACTCGCCTTCTGGCGTGAACTTGGCAGGGTGCGGATAGACGTTGCCGAGGAATGGCAGGTTCGATTGCGCTGGTGAAAGGTACGAGGTGACGGCCTCGCGTATCGTGGCCCGGCTCATTGCTCAGCCCTGACGACGAGAAAGAGTCCGCCGAAGACGAGCGTAAGCCCGAGCCATGCGTCCCACGTCACGCACGGCCCCAGACTTGGATGAAGGCGTGCAGCAACTCTTCCGCACGCATAAGGTCGTCGCCTGAGGTGTCACCCTTGCCAACGCTGACCGGCTCGCCGGTCTCAGCGATAACGAGACCTCCTTCCCCGCGCTGCTTGATCGCTGCGACGGTGAGGTGGATGATTGCCTGCTTGACCGATGCTGGAAGGGTCGAGACGTTGACGCCTGCGGAGTGAGCGTGGAGAACGCCAGAGACGAGAGGAATCGTCGTGCCGCCGGTGTAGGTCGAGGCGACTGTCACGTTCTCAGTCGTAGCGCCGTCCCAGATCGTGAAGTTCGAGCCTGCATAGAGTCCGAGTCCAGAAGGAACGGTGATCGAGGTGGCGCCGGTAGCGATGGAGGTCGAGAGGAACTGATTGAACCAGCCGTTCACGTAGGAGTACGTGACGAACTGTTGCTGATTCGTCTGCATGAAGCCACCGAAGTCGAGCGGCCCATTCGAGGTCGTGGTGATCGGCCCAGTTGCCATGACGAACTGGCGATCCTCGATCCAGCAATTCTGAGATGAGACCGGAACGGATGTCTGACCGGCTGGCAGGGTTCCGACTGCGAAGGAGTCGACTTCGAGGATGGGGAAGAAGGCAGGGTGGATCACGTACATTCCCTGACGGTTCGGACGATAGCGACCCTGCTCGGTGTTCGAGGTGGCGCAGAGTGTTCCGAACGGCCCGAGGCAGTAGTTGTCGGCCTCAGCCGATGCCATTGCGATCAGTTCAGAGAGCGCCGCTTCCTGAGCTGCGTAGCCGCCGTCTGGGACGAGGTTCGTGATGTCGACCGTTGCGCCGATAGGTGAACGCTTGAACTCGGTCGTGGTGATGTAGGGCTGACGGTTCAGGTAGGAGAGGTTCTGTGGGTTTACTGATGAAGTCGTCATCGTTTCTCAGCCTTTAGTTTGGTGCCGTCGCAGCGCCCGCAGTGATCTTTGAAGAGAGCGATGAAGCCGCAGGACTGGCACTCGTAGCCTTTGCCGTTCATCTTGACGCCGACGACTGCAAAGTCCCCGGTCTTGCGCATGAGTTTCGCGACGTGGGGATTGTCGACGTGGAACGTGCCGTCCTTGTGTCGAGCAATGACAGAGTCGCCGATCCCGACCTCTTTAGCACCATCTTCCGGGCCAACTAGACGAGGCATGAATCGACGACTCCTATCGTTGCTTGATCTTTCGAGGGGTCAACCGGATGGAACTCATTCTGGGGAGACAACCGCGCGAAGGGCAGCGGGCGAGTCCCATCCGGTCAACGACTCTAGGTTATCCCTTACTGGATACCCGTGATGGCACCCGACCATGCTGGCGCACGGTGGAGCATCGTGCCGTATTGGTACGAGCTGATGTCGTATGACATTTGGATCGTCGGCCATTCGATGATCTGCATGTCGACAACGTTCGCAACCTGCGTAGTCTCGGCGACGCCACTGTCCGGGAAGGGCAGTTGCTTCGACCAGACCAGCGCAACACCGGCTGGCATGTAAGGGTGAGCGATTACATCGACCATGCGGCCTGTGTATTCGTTCGCAATAGCGGAGACGACCGAACCGATGGTCACGCCGTCAGAACCTGCTTCGAGGTTCAGGCGGTAGCCGGTTGGGTTGCCTTGCTGCTGGATGCTCTTAGCCAGTTCACGACGAATCGCACCTGTGGTCAGGATGACCTCTGGGTCGGCGATCACGCTGGAGTAAAGACTGGCGAAAACATCTTGAAACTCTTTGCCCGGCTCCGTTGTGGAGAGGGTTGAGTTCAGACGGTTCACGTAGCCACTCTGAGTCGTGTCGGAGAGAACCGAGACCAAGCCGTCGTAGCCGTAGGCGTTAGCCGAGGCGTCAGACGAAGGAGCGGTGTACGAGCCCGAGCCGATAGCGGTAGCGGTGACGCTGCTGCTGGTCGACGTGAACTTGTTCGTCCAGGTGCCAGAGACCGTTCCGATGTAGACGTTGATCGCCAGTGCAGCCGCAGGCATGGAAGCCGGGGTGAAGGTGATCGCCGTGTTCGATCCGCCGGGGCTGGTGGAGGTGATGCTGGTAGGCACCGTCTCGCCCATTCCGGTTGAGTAGGTCAACTGGTAGTAGTAGGTCGTGCCGGAGGTCAATGAACCGCCGGTCGTTCCTGCTGCGGTGACAGACGCAGGAGCAGCGAGAGCGCCCACGTAGCCGGTGCCGCTTGAACGCCCGTAGAGCAAGTTGCGCTCTTCGCCGAGCATGTGCGCCCAGACGAGCGAGGTGTGGGACAACTGACGGATGTCGGTGTATCCCTGACCTGCGTACTGTGCCTCGAAGTTGACAGAGTCGGAGACGCCTTGCTCCACGTAGGAGCGGATCTGACGGTCAGCCGCGTAACTGATCTTCGATGGACGCTGGAGAGTTACGTCGCCACCTGTTCCACCGAAGGCTGTAGCAGCCGAAGCGGATGAGAAGAAGGTGTTCTGGTTAGCAACGCCGCCAGTGTTCGAGTTCGACACGCCGAGGATGCGACGGTATTCCTTCGCCTGACCGATGCCACCAATACGGCTGATCGAGTTGCGGAGAATGAATGACCGAGGAACGAGCAGCGCAAGTGCTGGGTCGAGGTCGTAGGGGACAAGACCGTAGGTGCCAACCGAGCTCGAAAGAGGGTTGGTGAGAGTCCAGTCCTTTTGGATGTCTTGGAGACGAGCGAGCGTGTTCTCAACGTCAGCGATCTGGTCAGGAGACATGGCCTTGTTGACCAATTCTGAGCGAAGACCGTCGATCTTTGATTCGACGCTTGCGGTCTTGACGATTCCCTGTTTCGCAACGAAGCGAGTTTCGCCGCGAGACGAGGCAACGAGGGCGCGGGCGTGGCAGTCAGCAAGAGCAGACTTGAACGCCTCGAACCGCTCGACGCGCTGATCGGCAGGAAGTCCGCCGAACATCTCGTCAATGCGTGGGGCTGCGATAGCCATGATTGAGTCCTTTAGGGGTTAGGCGCCGAGGAGTTCGGCGGCAGATTTGTCCAACTTGGCAGCCTTAGCCATGTATGAGGCTTTCAGCTCTGGGTCGGTGATTGGGCCTGCGATGTGACGAAGGTGTCGAGCCTCCGACTGCATCCTCTCTGCGTCAAGCGCCTTCGAGGATTGCGCCTGCGTCCGGGCCAGTGCAGGGCCTCCCGGTGCAGCCATTTCCTTGACTCGCTCCAGTTCAGCCTTCAGGAAGTCGACTTCCTCTCGCTGAGCCGCCTTAGCGATCTCGGTTACGGTCTCTTCGAGGTTCAGAGCCTTGACTATCTCTGAACGCAGTGCTGTCACGTCGGCTTCATCGCCAGACGCAGCAGCCTTGATTATGTCGGCGTCAACGCCGAGAGCAACGTATGCCATTTGGTCATCATCCTTTGAGTCGTCCATGTCCCATGAGGTAAATGGAGCGGTCGTCTGATTTTCGCTTGCCTCGTCGACCCACCAATCGAGGAAGATTTTGAGACTGACGAGCAGGTCAGAAACGTCGCAGATTTCGTCGGACTTGCCGGCAAGCATCTCGTCAAGTTCGGCCTTGATAAGAGCGATCATCGCAGAACGGACGGCGATGAGGTCGGCTGGGTCGTGCTCCATCTCCGAGCCATCGTCCATGACTGCGCCGTCTTTGGTGAGGTCAGCGTCGACGCCTTTCCAGTTCTCCGGAATCAGGTCTTCGCGACCTAGTGCAGCGGCGCGGGTCTTGATGTGGGCCTTTGCAGCCGCTGGGTCTTTGGCTCGACCGATGGACTGGATGGCGTTCTTCAGGTCTTGGACGGTCTTGATTGGGAAGCCGCCGCCGGGCATTGCTTGTCCCTTTGCCTCGGCCTCATCACGTTCGGCTTGTGAGAACTCACGCTTCTCCACCTCGGCCTCTGCATCCTTCGCAGCCTGCTGGTCGTTGTCGTTCTGAGCGACTGAGTCTTCGACCGGAGCCTCTTGAACTCGGCCTGAGCCGTCACAGTTCACGCAAGTAGCGCCGGTCTCGGGGTACTTGCCGAGTCCATCACACACGCTGCACGCATGGTCGGAAGGGTATTCGCCCGGCTCATTGTTTGGCGCAGGCTGGTACATGTCTTCGGGCTTCCATTCGGAGTTCTCAGTCACGTTTTCGACGACCTCGATGGTCTGGGCTTGTGGTTCTGCATATTCGGGAGTCACGTCTTTCGTGATGTCAGCGTCCACGTCGACGATCTGAGTCTCGACTGCCGTCCAGTTTGAGCCGACTGCCTTTGCGATGGTGGCGGTAGCGGTCGGGTTGCAAGGACGGTCAACGTAGGAGACCTCGACGATGGTGCCGCTCACGATGCGTCCGCCGCGCGCTGCGGCATCCTTGACGACCTTCGCGTTCTTGATGCCGACCGAGTATCCCTTCAGCACGCCTGCTTCGATCTTGCGCTTTGTGTTCTCGTCGATGACCTGAGACTTCAGGAACCAGTCGTCGCCTTTGGCTTCGAGGTCGAGTCCGACGCCAGCGGCGATCGGCTGGTGCATCTCGCGCAGGTTGCCGAACTTCATCCATTCGGGCATCGCAGTCCTGAGCCAGTTCGGGTCGCAGATTTGTTCGTCGAGGTCGATGTCAGGGCCGGTGGCCTTGCCATAGACGATGAGGTCGCCGTCTTCAGTGTTGGTCTTGACGATGTCGCCGACGTAGGCGTAGGTCACGTTGTCCATGAGTAGTTAGGCCTCCTAGAGAAACTGAGATAACCGTAGCCTCGTCGACTTAGTTCGTGGCGCTAGGTTGCTGTGACTTAGTCTTCTTCGTTGTCATCGCTCAGTGCAGCCTCGCCAGAACCGACTATTGAGCAACGGCACCAGGGATGTGCTGGTGGCATGTCGTCGTCGAATGAGAAGTCCTGACCGTCGTTGTCAGCACACTCGTCGCAGGCGCCGTCGTAGGCGAGCCACGTCCACTGGGAGAAGCCCATCGCATCCAACTGCTCAGCCTGAGCGGTCGTCTGTGCTCGGTTGACCTCTGTGGTGGCGATCATGTCCGCTCTTGACGGATCGTCGAGGAAGTCTTGCAACGCTGAGGCGATGGTGTCGACTGATGCACCAGAAGCGAGACCGTCTGCGATGGCGTTCCCCATGCGAAGCAGGGTCGTGTCCGTTACGTCCTTGACGGTCTGATCTGCGGCGTCGAGTAGGTCTTTGAGTCCGCCGTCTGCCATCGTCAACGCTGCTTCTGGATCGCCAGGCTTCCAGTCGTCCCAGTTGATGTTTGTCGCCATATTTGCGAGAGCGTTGATGTTGACGATGCCGTCGCTGCTATCGCCTGCGGCCTTGATGCCTGAGAGGTAGGCGTCAGCGTAGATAGAACGGAAGACTCCCAAGACCGGCATTGGGTTGTACGTGATGTTCACGCCGGGGATCGGCGCCTTCACTTTGTTCTGAGCGTCGTGGATCGCAGCGACCAAGTGTTCACGGGTCACGCCTGCGGCAAGAGCCTGAGCGATCTTCGGGCCGTAGTGCTTGACTAGCTTGTCGAAGCGTGCGGCTCCCGGTAACTCATGGACTTTCCGGCTAAAGGGCGGCGGCTCGCTTTGATGACGTTCGCTCGGGCCTGTTCGTTCAGAACCTCGGCTACGTCAGGGGTCACGGATTTAAAGTCAAAGTTTCGGCTCCATGATCCGGCTTTCGTGCGCTTGGCTACGTATGCTCGGAAGGCTTTCATCTCGGTCGCTTTTGCAGCCTCATCCTCGCCGATGTTGTTGGCCTGTGCCGTCGAG